TCCGCAGAGAGTTTCATTTTCATGTTGAATTCAGTTTTGATTACAAGAAAAAATTCTCTGGAGAAAGGCAATGTTAGCAGTAACTCTTACCATTAGTACTCTTGTTAGTATAATGTTCTTTTTTGTTGGTAGTATGCTAGGATGGCTAGCAAGAGAACATTTCTATCAGACTCAACCAATTGTCACTCATCCAGAAATGTTTGATGAAAATGGCAATGTATTACCCGATGAAATTTTAGCAGTACGATTTGAAAACAGTTATGACAACTACGAAGAAGAAGACGAGTAAGACAACTCAACCAATTGGAGCAATATTGCCCCCTAATCCATTTGTATATGAAGTTTTAGAACTGGCATCTAAACAAAGGTCAAATGCTAAAAAAGTGGAGGTTCTTAAAACATATGAACACATTTCATTAAAGTCTATTTTTATTTGGAACTTTGATGAGACTGTAATTTCTGAACTTCCTGAAGGCGATGTTCCTTACGGTGATGCAGAAGACCAATCAGTGTATTCTGGGTCTCTTTCTGAAAATCTAACAAAAGAGGCCCGTGGTGGTGAATCTGCTACTGGTCAAGACCTTGATGGAAGAGGTAAAACATCTCTTCGTAGAGAGTATCGAAATCTCTATCACTTTGTCAAAGGTGGTAATGGTGGGTTGAATAATATTCGTAGAGAGATGATGTTTATCAATCTTCTTCGTGGTCTTCATCCTAAAGAGGCTGAGGTTTTGATTCTGACCAAAGATAAAAGACTCTCTACAAAGTATAAAATTACAAAGGATATTGTTTCGAAAGCATATCCTGATATTCAATGGGGAAATCGTTCTTGATAATATTATGACCGAACAAGTTGTAGAAAAGACAGAAATCACTCAAGAATCTAAAATGGAGTCATGGACATCATCCGAAAAGGAAAATTCTAAAAAAGTATATGGTTGTGAAATCATGATTGAAAATGGAACTTGGGAACAAGTTACCACCAAAGAATGTCCTAATGATGCCCATATTATAAAGTATGAAGTTGATGGTGAGACTCGATATGATTTAACCCGTAGTCAAAAAGTAGTTAATATCTTTAACATGTATTGGGATAAATTCCGTGATGGATTAAAGAGTATTGAATATGGTAAGGGTGCATATAACCCTAAACTATGGGGAGCCAAAGCTCCCAAGGAGAAAAAGAAATGAGTGCTGGATTTGGTGGAAACCCTGGAGAGGGTAGAACAGGAAAAGATGCAAAAATTACAATTGATTTAGATTCAATTGATGATGTTGTAAAGCAGTACAAAAAAATTAAAAAATACATGAAGTCAAATATGTATGCCGTGATGTCAATGGATGGAACTGAACAGATTGTTAAAGAGTTGATTGAAGAGGCAGAGCAAAACGAAATTTAGCTTTTAAATCCATTTTAGGGGGCAAAAAAATCTGGGGCTTTTTTGCCCTATAAGGTTTTTAAACAGTATCAAATGATACACAACAAGAGTACTTGACTAAATAAGATATGAGGTCTATAATAGACCTGTCGTTCATCCAAGAGGCAGTCGCTATGCACATAGCATAGAAAGACACATCTGGACGCAAGTAAGTCGCGGAACGGAGCGTTCATCCTATGATTGAGTTACTACTATTAGCTAATTTACATAGTCCTCCAAACATGACTTGCCAGCAAGTTAGAGAAGTAGCAGAAACCGTAATGGATTCTAATATGTCTCAACAAGGTAAGCAAAGGTTCTTATCTCGTTTGTTTGGACAACATATGATGCTAAAGTGTCTTAAGAAATAGGACGCACACGACTGAAGGAACGGGAGATTAAATTCACCCTAGTATTTCAGGAGAACCACAATGAATACACTTCTCATGATCAAGAAGCAGATCGACAAAGCATCTGCACTTCACGACGCTCAAATTGCTCATACTGCATATCGTGGTGTTGAGTATAACGTATGTGGTCATGAACCACATGAGACTCACGGTACATTCTGCTATCGTGGCCATACTTATAACAAGTGAATTACTTGTATTCAAATATATGAGAGAGGTTGACTACCTCTCTTTTTTTGTCTATAATTGTAGTAGTTGATTCCATTTCATGGATAGAGATAAATTAAAACTCATCATCAAAAACATGGAACTCCTTCTCGATTCTTTGAAAGCAGAAGTGCTTTCTGAACCCGAATCGTACTTACAGGGAGAATACTCAAATTATCCACAAATTACTGACTATGATGAGGTATTTGATGATGACGATGGATACCCCGATTAAAAGTATGTACGAAGAATTAAATTGCTTCGAAGAAGCCCTTAAACATTTCGGAACCAGAGTAGAGTTTGCTATTGCCATGGAGATGGGTAGAAAACTGACTCCAGAAGAAGCATATCAAATTATCAAAACTGAACTAAAAGCATTAAAAAACTGTCGTAAGAAATTTAAAAAAGATGAATGTTAGATTGATTAGTGTGACTCCTGATGCGGAGAAAACAATGGGTTATGTTGCTCGTGTGAGCAATCCCTCCAACCAAGAGAATCCTAAAGTTGCAGGACTTCTCAAATATTGTGTGAATCACCAACACTGGTCTGTGTTTGAGCAGGCATTCATGACGCTTGAAATTGAGACTACCAGGGGACTGGCGGCCCAAATTTTGCGTCACCGTTCGTTCACATATCAAGAGTTTTCCCAACGCTATGCTGATTCTTCCCTACTCTCGGAGACGATCCCCCTCCCAGAACTCCGTCGTCAAGACACCAAGAATCGTCAGAATTCTATTGATGATGTTGACCCATTTATCGTACAAAAATATGAGATGTTGATGCAACATCACTTTAAAGATGCAATGGACTTGTATCAAAAAATGCTTGATGATGGTATTGCAAAGGAATGTGCTCGTTTCGTATTACCCCTTGCAGTGCCCACAAAACTCTATATGTCAGGCTCATGCAGGTCATGGATCCATTATATCTCTTTGAGGTCGGCCAACGGCACACAGAAGGAGCATATGGACATTGCAGAGGCATGTAAAAAAATCTTTGTGGAGCAATTCCCGACCGTTGCCGAAGCCCTAGAATGGGTCTAAATATTTTTATCTTGAATTTATAACTATGGCAACATATCCTGTTAAACACAAAGAAACTGGTGAAACCAAAGATGTGAAAATGAGCGTTCATGATTGGGATCAGTGGCGTAAAGATAACCCAGATTGGGAAAGATACTATACTCCAGAGAATGCTCCCAACTTTGGTGAAGTTGGTGAAGTATATGATAAACTCAAAAAATCTCATCCTGGTTGGAATGATGTTCTTCATAAAGCATCAAAAGTTCCAGGTTCAAAAGTAAAACCAGTCTAAAGTTTATGCCAAGAAGAAAAAAAGCATCTGATCAACCAATTGGTGTTGGACTAACCGCAAAACAAATGAAGAGAAAAAAACCAATTAATCTCGATTTAATGCGAGATATTGAACCTCTCACAGAAAATCAAAAAATTCTATTTGATTCATATGACAACGAAAAAAATATCGTAGCCTATGGTGCTGCTGGAACAGGAAAAACATTCATTACACTTTATAATGCACTTCAAGATGTTCTAGATGAAACAACACCCTACGAAAAAATTTATATTGTAAGATCACTTGTTTCTACCCGTGAAATCGGGTTCCTTCCTGGAGACCATGAAGACAAGTCTTCTCTGTATCAGATTCCATATAAAAACATGGCAAAGTACATGTTTGAAATGCCTACAGATGCTGACTTTGAGATGCTTTATGGTAATCTCAAAACTCAAGGAACAATTAGTTTTTGGAGTACTTCATTCATTCGTGGAACCACATTGGATAGATGTATTGTAATTGTTGATGAATTTCAAAACTTGAATTTTCACGAACTTGATAGTATTATTACAAGAGTTGGTGAAAACACCAAAATTATGTTCTGTGGAGATGCTACTCAAAGTGATTTAATCAAACAAAATGAAAGAAATGGTGTGGTTGATTTTATGAAAATTTTGAGGGTTATGCCATCTTTCGATGTTATTGAATTTGGCGTTGAGGACATTGTAAGGTCTGGTCTCTGTAAGGAATATCTACTAACAAAACTGCAAATGAATCTATGAATTTTATTCATCATAATTATCTCGGTGAAATTGAACTTGAAAAAAAAGAAACTAATGGAATGCGCCTATACCATCTTCCTGATGGTCAATGGGTGCCTTCTATTACATCAGTAACCTCTTTTTACAATCGACAAATTTTCGTAGAGTGGCGAAAACGAATTGGTGTTGAAAAGGCAAATGCGATTACAAAAAAAGCAACTGCAAGAGGGACAGATTTTCACGAAGCAGCCCAGGCATATTTGATGAATTTGGAAATGGACTGGAATGAGTTCATGCCAATGACTAAAATTATGTTCACTCATGCAAGACCTTATCTTGACAAGATAAATAATATACATGCCATTGAAAGAACTCTGTATTCTAAATATCTTGGTTTGGCAGGAAGGGTTGATTGTATTGCAGAATACGAGGGAGAACTTGCAGTAATCGACTTTAAGACATCTGATAAAATTAAACCAGAAAAGTGGATTGAGAACTATTTCGTGCAAGAAATGTTTTATGCATCTGCTTATTATGAGATGACTGGTATTCCTGTTAAAAAGTTAATTACTTTGATGGTCACTCCTGGCGGAGACGTGAAAGTATTTGACAAAAGAAACAAAGAAGATTATATTAGGCTATTAGTTCGGTATATTAAAGAATTTGTACAACACAATACTGGGTCAGATGCAGAATGAATTAGAGGAAATTTTAGAAAAAAAGTTTTTTTGCCCATCAAGATTTGCACAAGAAATAGAAAAAATCGTTCTTGATCAAGAGAAGGCAAGTTATATTGATGCAATCATTTATTTTTGCGATCAGAATAAAATAGAATTAGAATCAGTACCAAAACTAATTTCAAAACCACTTAAAGAAAAAATTAAGTGTGAAGCAATCGAATTGAATTTCATGAAAAAAAATTCCAAAGCAAAACTTCCTCTTTAATATGAAAGTGACTCCTTTCGAAACTTACAAGACGTATTTGGCACTCAAAAATCATTTTTCGAAAGATAAGTATGATTATCATAAGTATTGTAAGAAAACAAGAGCCACTGTCCAATCGTTTTATAAGAGAAAAGATAGATTCTGGTTTGAAAAAATATCCAGACAAAAAAGTGATAAAGAAATAGAACAATTCTTCGTTTCAAATTTTGTTGCTACCGACACACCAGAAAATTTATGGATTGGAGAAATTATCAATTCTGGCGAAAGAAATTACGTCGAATGGACAAAACGACATCAGAGTTTGACATACTTATTCAAAGAACAAAGCAACGAATTGTTCTTGGAAAACGAATTAGAGAGTGTTTTCGATTGTTCGAAAGGACATCCTCCCATTCTAAAAAAGTTTTTAAGTGGAGAAATTTCAATCGAAACTCTGGTGATTTATGATAAAATATTTTCTTTCAAAAACAAATTTGACAAGCAACTTTCAGACCCAGTGTGGGAAACCGTAAGTATGAAGATAAAAAAATATTCTTCTTTCATACATATAGATGTATTTCGTTATAAGAAAATTTTAAAACAAATTGTACTTGGAGAGGTATGAGTTTTTTCGAGTCTAAAATGGTTCAAGATGAATTAAAAAGCATCAATGACCTACAAGAAATTGTGTATGCAGGGATTTTTAAATTTCCTGCTATGGATCGTTCTGAAAAATTGAATCATATTAAAATGCTGGAAGAACTTTTAGAAAAACAAAAAGTTCTTTATATGAGATTGTCATTATCCGACGATCCTGATGCTAAATTGATGAAAGAAAGAATTCAAGAATCAGCCGCTCTTATGGGTATAACAAAAGATGATGACATCGCAAGTCATTTGAATGGGATGTCCGAAGTTCTAGAAAAATTCAAGCAAACACTTGACTTTTCAGAGTCTGACGACTAAAATAACGAAGTACACAAAAGCCAAATCTAAACAATCCGAGGTAATCCGAATGTCATTCGCAAATCTTAAGAAGCAATCTTCTCTTGGTTCTCTCACTTCTAAACTTGTTAAAGAAGTTGAGAAAATGAACAATACTTCAGGTGGCGCAGATGAGCGTCTCTGGAAACCAGAAATGGATAAAAGTGGTAATGGTTATGCCGTTATCCGTTTTCTTCCTGCACCTGATGGAGAAGAACTTCCTTGGGCAAAGATGTACTCTCATGCTTTCCAGGGCCCTGGTGGTTGGTATATCGAGAACTCCCTGACCACTCTGGGTCAAAAAGATCCTGTTTCCGAGCACAATCGTGAACTCTGGAATAGTGGTAACGAAGCAGATAAAGATACTGTACGTAAGCAAAAGCGTAAACTTTCTTACTATGCGAACATCTACGTTGTAAAGGATGCTGCAAATCCTCACAATGAGGGTCAGGTCTTCCTTTATAAGTTTGGTAAGAAAATCTTCGACAAAATCATGGAAGCAATGCAACCTGAATTTGAAGATGAAACTCCTATCAATCCTTTCGACTTCTGGCAAGGTGCAAACTTCAAACTGAAACTGAAGAAAGTTCAAGGTTACTGGAACTATGATTCTTCAGAGTTTGATCGTCCTGCTCCTCTGTTGGATGATGATGATGCACTTGAAGCTGTCTGGAAGAAGCAATATTCTCTGACTGCACTCACTGCTGCTGATCAGTTTAAGGACTATGATCAACTTGCAAAACGTCTTGCAATGGTTCTTGGTCAGAAGTCTCCTTCACGTCGTTATGATGAAGAAACTGATAATGAAGATACTGGTCGTGGTTCTTTCACTCCAGAATTTTCTTCTCGTCAGCAAAAGAGTGAACTTCCTGAAGAATTGAGCAATCAACTCAATAATATCTCATCTTCAAAAGATGAAGATGAGGATGATGCACTGTCTTATTTCCAAAAACTGGCAGAAAGTTAAGTATAAAGTCTGATATTATCAGCTCTTTGAAGGGTTTCACTCACATACTGGGTGGAACCTTTTTTATATTCCATTATTTCTTCCATATCATCAAGAACAACAGGAAGATAATCGGCCTTTAATACAAAAATATTTCGTCTATCATTATTCAATTTTTCTTCATATTCATAATTTGTCACTGGGACAGATAAATTTGGAATTGAAACATTTGAGGAAATCTCATAATCATAATAATTTAAACTTTGAACTGAATCAACTTTAAGACCTTTTGGAAAAATAATATTACCTGAAGTATCTTTTATTTCCATAGACTCATAGTGATGCACTCCATTGTAGAGATTGTCATATGTGGCATATTTTTCTAATAGGTATTCATCAAAAGTTTGTTGTGACATTGGCCATTCACTATAGATATTTAAAATATTGTTTGCTAACAATATAACCCAATCTAAAGTTGGGTCATCATATAAGTCAAAAGCTACATTGTCTGGGCGATCGTCACCAAAAATTGTATATCTGTCAAAAAATACTAAATTTTCAAAAATATCATCTCTAAGCTTTCCTTTTTTAAAAAGATTTTTTACTTGAATGAAATCATCAAGATTAGCAGTACTTTCTGTACGGTTAACATATTCAACGTTAGGAAGTTTTCTGAAATACTGATTTGCCATTTTTAGAAACCTATAGATGTGTCATCATTACCATAATCGTCATTATATATTGGTTCAAGTTCTTGAAATTCAAATGAAAGTTCATATGCAGCCATGGAACTGTTATACATTGTCGAATATGTTCCGTCTGGCGTATAATTTACATTGAAGGATAATAAAGCACATTCTTTGATTTTGGGTAAAAACTCATGTTCGGTTTCTCCTTCTTTTATCCCACTCATAAATTGCAATTTATATGTATTAGGAGTTTTTAAGAATAAATTACTTTCAGTTCTTTGTACTGACATTGATTGTTTGAACATCCTAATAATTTTTTTGATTATGGTAGATTCGTCTGGTGTTCTAGGACTCATTCGATAGTTAAAAGTAAATGGCCTGAGAGTCGGAGCATTAAAAAGAAGTTCTAGATTTGGATTTGTAACTACACCTTCTGTTCTTTGTAAAAATCCAGTTGCACCTGTTGCAGCTTCTGTAAAAAAACTAGCAAGTCCTCTTTTAGCATCTGGTAAAGCATTTTGTAATGCATTAAGTCCACCTCGTACAGTTTGGGTTGTCTCGC